GCATTATGTTATCGCGGATGCTGCCAGAAGGCACATCTACATCACGGAATTCACCGGGACCAATCGGTGTGTCATCGCCCTTAACTCGTAGTCCGCGAGATTTGAGACCACCGGGGAGATTGGATAGGCTTCCAGCGTCAACGAGCTGACGGATAAGAGAAGTGCCAGCTTTAGCATAGCCACCGATAATGTGAATAAGTCCGAGTCCATAAAATCCAAATCCGGGGACGTACACATAGTGTACGAAATGTTGACGCTTTAGCGTCAGAATATCGTCAGGGTTCCAGTTGCGGCGGATAGCCAACACTTCGCCCGTACCTTTTTCAAGTGTTACCACATAAGGCTTTGCGATCTGTAGATCATCGCTGTCGCCCTCTGCGTCCATGCCGTCCACACCGTCAATAATCAGGTCAGCGTGGACCTCAAGTATTGTGTAGCGATCGTCAGAAGTAAGAGATATACCTGACTGCTCGGCTTTCGCCTCTTCTATATCGCTAAAGAACGAAACTGGGTCGCCTAACTCTACTTCTCTGTAGAATCCAGCGGCCTGTAGCTTGATTAACTCGTTTTTTGTCTTGCGCATTACATGCGTAACACGCTCCGCAGACTCAATATTAGAGGCTCCGTAAGGGACAATTACGTCTTCAGCAGGGATATATAAGGCTACTTGACGGCCCAAATTGGGGTCAAAATACACCTTTTTGAAGGCTGAACCGGCCAATCCGAGGCTATATAGCATACGCTCATGTTCGGGGCGGTATTCTACCATAACCTCAGTTAATTCATAGTTCATATCCGTCTTAACACGGAGGGCTGCGTCTTCCTTGTCTTTGGTAGCTTCACCAAGAATTTTAGTCTTAACAGGGCCAGCAGCGGGGAATGTTTCGCTCATAGCTTCTGCTTGGAAACGGATAGCGGCCTCCGCCAAAATATTGCTATATACGCCACACGCGTTTTCCCAAGGCTCAGTACGCTCTTCGTAGTTGAAGCCTATGACATCGAGACCCTTCACATAGCTATCAGCCCAGTCGCGGCGGGCGGACATGTCACCTTCGATAGCTTCGCAGAGATCGCTAGAGATTTCCTGTAGCTGTTTGTCGTCAAGATAGTCAGCAAGGTTTGCGTCAAAGGGTGCTGCGTCAATCTCTTCTATTTCTTCACCAAAGCTAATCTCAACGCTACCGTCCTCAAGCTCTACCATCACGGGCAGGTCTTCGCTTGTGGCTATTGTCATATCGACTATAGCATCAGGGGTCATCTCTTCGCCCATCAGCTCCCCTTCAATGCCTTCAGGCATTCCGTACAATCCTTTTTCAATAGCCATGTTATTTGCCCTGTATGAAATCTATTAGTCTATCCAGCATGGACGGGTTCACTGGTTCTGCCGCCGGTACGGGAAGTCTTACTCCGTACTTCTCTTGTTTCTCTGGCGTTAACCAATTTCGGAACTCGCTTAACAACTCGCGTTGGTTATCTTGTGCACCCCGCAAGTTTCTAAAGTCGCCTTTATCGCGGTTATATCTAAGCATTTCGTCGTACGCAACATTGCTATCTTTACTGGAATCTATGTACTTATGTTCTTGGTAGCTACTTAACGGCTCCCCCTTGTTGCGCCCAGTCTCCTCTAGGAAGTCTAAAAACGCAGGGCTGTCAAAGCCTCTATGCGTAAGCTCGTGGGCAACTGTACCGGGGTATGTATGTCGTTCCCCCCCACTCAGATAGCCTTCTTTACTAGCGTAGGCCCGCTCTGCTTCGTTGCTTCCTACGGGCATAAATACTGATACGCCTTTACTGCCGAGCAGGTCTCTATCTGGAGGGGTGCCCATATATTCAATGGTCCGAGCTTTTTCTAGCGAGCTACGTCTTTCAGGCTTGAATGCTTCGTCGGGGAACCCCAGCCCCCGCATCGATTTAGTATACATCCCAAGTATATTAGGTAGTCCTTGACCACGCGTTGTGTAGTTCCGTATCTGTGCACGATCTTCGTTAGTGCCTTTGCCGTACCCAATCGCGGAAGGCAATCCAAACTCGCCGCCAAACCTAAGCTCTGGAGGCAGCTTGCGCTGTACCTCGCCCATATACTCTTGGTCACCAAACTCAACCGATGCGTCAAACGCAGCCCGTTGTTCAGGAGTTAGGCTAGCCAGCCACTTTTCAAGTTTCGTTTTCTCTGCCATTAGTAGTATCCGCCGCGATGTCTGTATAACGGTTCCTCGTCTGCCTCATCTGTGGGTAAGCGGATAAACCCGCCTTGACGAAACCGCATTAAAGCCATTATTGTGCTATCCACTAAGTCGTCGTGTGATACAAAAGGGAACCCGGCTACTTCCTCTACGAGTTCTTCTGCCCAACGTGTTTGTGGTACCCAAACTAATCCAGAGCTTACTATATCAGCAACTGAGTTTAAACGCGCTATTTTATCCCCCGAACCCCTATGTGGTGTATACTCCTGAACCACCAATCCCATCCTACGCATTTCTTGGTATAGCGGCGTACCGCTACTTTTCTTTTCCACAATAAACGCATCGGGTTCCCAAGACTTAAACTCTCCGTATGCCAACTCTTTTAACTCAGGAAACTCTACCCGCTTCTTGATTGAGTTTAAGAGTATGATCGAATAGCGGTTCTCTTCTTCATTAAAGAAAACACCCCACGTAGTTAGCGCCGTGTAGTCCGCCCTATTGTTCTTCTCCGCCGCAGCGTCCAAAGACATAATCACATACTCGCATCTAGGCGGGTCTTCATGCTTCCACTCTTGCCACCACTCACGCTTAACAATAGCCGCTTCTTCTGCGGTGGGTTTCTGTTGGTACTGCGCGTTCCACTGGAATAGCGGCATTGATGCTTTGGTTCTGTACAAGGCATCGAGATTAAAAAACTCAGGCCAAAGGGGCTTTTCTATGGTTTTAGTTACGGTTTTGCGTGTGTCTGGGTCTTCGACTTCCTTTTCAATCTCCAAAATCGCTGGAAACTCTACCACTTCATACTCATCAGCCAGATCAGACTGAGCCATATCCCTAGTCACGCGTCCGGTCAGGTCGTCCAAGTGCCAGCGAGTTTGTACTATGGCAACGCGTCCGGCGGGCATCAAACGAGTTCGTGCTCCGTAGGTAAACCACTCATAGGCTTTATCGAAAACATCTAAGTTCCCGTTAATAATGTCTTGCTCGTTGTGCGGGTCGTCGATAAGAAGCAAGTGAGCACCACGACCGGCGAGTGCTGAACCCACACCACACGCAAAATACTCTCCCCCCGCGTTAGTATTCCACCTACCTGCTGATTTTGAGTCCTGAGCTAGCTGGACGTTGGGAAAAATGGCTTGGTACTGCTCTGTCCCTATTAAATTTCGCACTTTTCGACCAAAATCTACCGCAAGATCAGTAGTATGCGAGACCATCAGGACTTTTTTGTCAGGATTTCGTCCTAAAAACCACGCCGGAAAGTAAATAGAGATGAGTTGGGACTTACCGTGGCGCGGGGGCATGTTTACGCAGATACGATCTTTGCCAGAATCAGGCAGTTCTTCGCCTTCCTCGTTGTAAGTCTTCCCTTTTTCGATCTCCATCAGCAGGTCAGCTAGGATTCGGTGGTGTTTCCCTACCTTATAGTCGGGCTGCATGGCACAACAAAAGGCAATCAAGTCATTATAAGACGCTTCTGCCCTCTTCCTAACCTCCAGCTCCTCGACAATCTTGTATATCTCTGCCTGTTCCTCGGGTGTGTACGAGTTCAGGTTTTGTAGGAGCAGGTCTATTTCCTCTGGAGTAAACTCTGGAGGTGGTGGTCTAACCGTTAAGTCAGTCAACTGTGAATCTCGGCGAGGTGCCCGCATCTAATTATCTTCTTCCTCTGCCTCGTAAACCCCTTCCGCGTTTTGTTTGAGCACGGTTAGTTTCTCTCTGAGTTTTTCCCGTAGCTCGTCCGCAGTCTGGTGGGTCACTGTGATTTCTTTGCGGTCTGTGAACAGACCAACGTCAGTCATCTTTCCCAAAAGCTCCAAAGCCCGGATGCGTATTCTTGCGTCGGGGTTCTCGGTTTCGAGTATAAGTTTGTTTGTTACAGTATTGCGGATTTCAGCAGCGTGGGTTGCCACTAGTTGGCCGAATTCCTTGAGTATCTCGTTGGTCTGAAGAAGGACTGCTGGAGTCATCTTCGCCGTTCTGGCGTGGGAAAGT